AGATATGCAAACCCACCCAGACAAAACAGGTCGTAGATGGATTGACCCGTATTGGTTAGCAGGTGATACTATCGGTAGAAAAATGAGGAAAGAAATACAAAGTGGAACTGAAAAACTTAAAATAGACGAAAATTCTTGGGACAAGATACAAGATAAAGTTGATGCTGAAGTGAGGAAAGAAACAGGTTATGGTGATACTCAATATGACCACCAAGCACACAAAAAAAATGTTAAAAAAGCATTAGGGCCATACAAAAGAAAATGGATTAAAAAGTATATTGATATGTGTTATAAAATTATCGATAAATACAAAAAACAAATTAAAAAACACATATTAAGTCAAAAAGATGAAAAATCAGAACACGGGTGGAACGAAATACTCGTTAATCAAATTAAAGTTAAAGATATATTTTTATTAAAGAGAAGTGCTTTACCAAACATTGAAAAAGCAGCAGAAAAAATTGCAACAGGTCAAGTTACCGTAGGTTCACCAGCACAATTTAGAAAATGGTATAATGAACGAGGTGGAATTATTAATGAAGTAAAAACAAACGAGGAGACAACAATGAACATTAAAGAACTTGTTAAGACAGCAGTGAAAGAAGTAGTAGCTGAAGATAAACTAAATATGTTCTTGGAAAAGAATGTTCCAACAGATAAATCTAAGTGGTCGTATTATAAATCTCAAGCAAAAAAGAAGTTTGATGTATATCCATCAGCTTATGCAAATGGTTGGGCAGCAAAACAATACAAAGCCGCAGGTGGTGGTTGGAAGAAAGGATAAGACTATGAACGAAACAAGAGGAACTTGTTGGGTAGGATACAAACAAGTCGGTATGAAAGACAAAAATGGAAAAAAAGTTCCTAATTGTGTAAAAGAAGAAATGGAAATCTACTATGAAGTAGATGGAAAGGGACACGGATACACTTTTGAATATCTGAGATTACCAGAAGATATTAATGAAGCAGAATATCAAGGAAGAAAAGTAAAACTTGGTAAACCTATGCAAGGTGATGCTAAAAAGTTTAAAGTATATGTAAAGAATCCAAAAGGAAATGTTGTTAAGGTAAACTTTGGTCAAGGTGGAGATGCTAAAGGTGGGACAATGAGAATTAGAAAATCAAATCCACAGGCTAGAAAGAACTTTAGAGCTAGACACAATTGTGATTCACCAGGACCACGTCATAAAGCAAGATACTGGTCTTGTCGTAAATGGTAGGAGAGTTATGGCAAATAAACTAACAGAATGGTTAGTTAAACCACTTACAGAAGATATAAATATTCCTGTAAATGTTGGGGATACTATCTTAACAGGTCGATTTAAAAATAAAAAGACTGTAGTTAAGTCCATTGGGAAAGATGAGCATGGAATGCCAACTATCAATGGTAGAAAGGTAGTAACCTTTAGAATCAAAACAGAACCTAAAGAAAATATCCAAGAGGGCAAAATATCTTTACGAGTCCCAAGTGATATCAAAAAAATCCATAAACTATTCAAGAAAAATAAAAAACAATTATACATAGTAGGTGGAGCAGTTCGTGATGCAATACTTGGTAAATCACCAAAAGACTTTGACTTAGCAACAGATGCAAAACCAGATGAGGTATTGAAGATTGCTAAAAAGGGTGGAATGAAAACCTATGAAGTTGGTAAACAATTTGGTGTTGTGGTTGTGGGTGGACATGAAATTGCTACATTCAGAAAAGATATCGGTAAAGGTAGAAGACCTAAGGCAGTTGATTTCTCTGATATACAAGGTGATGTGAATCGTAGAGATTTAACTATTAATTCATTGTTCTATGATATAGAAAAAAATGAAGTAGTAGATTTAACAGGTGGATTGGAAGATTTAAAAAATAAAATCGTAAAGACGGTTGGTGTTCCAATACAAAGATTTGATGAAGACCCATTGAGAAAGTTAAGAGCATTAAGATTTCAGGCAGTTATCGGTGGTAAGATGGATAAAGATACAGAGATTGCTCTAATGAAAAATCCAAGTTTAAAAGGTGTGAGTAGAGAGAGAATCAGAGAAGAATTTATTAAAGGTATAGAGAAAGGAAAAAACTCTACATTGTTTATGAAAGCACTTGATAAGTTTAAATTTACAGAACAAATGTTCCCACAATTAAAATTACAAAAACCGTATCCAAATGTCAAGTCTTATGTTTTATTTTTATCAACTGTTTTAAGAAAAACGGACATAAGCAAATTACCAAAAGTTTTAAATCAATTAAAATATAGTAATGAAGAAGTAAGAAATATTTCATTTTTAGTTTATTTAAATAAATTTAAACCAGAAAAAATTTATGATTTTAAAAAAATACAAGAAAAAACTACATTATCTAAAGGAGATATTATATCTTATGGAAAGTTAGTTGGAAAAGATTTTCGTAAAATTGCAACTTTTGAATTAAGTATAAAAGCAGGTGGTAAGGAATTTGTAGGATTAACAGGTAAAGGAATAGGTGCTAAAATAAAAGAATTAGAAAAGAAAAAGTTTTTAGGTGAAGAGTTTGGAGCACCTGCAGGAATCATTCCATCACCAAGTAGAAAAGGTGTTGAAAAGATGAAGAAGAAAGGAAATACTTCAGTTCCTTATGGTAGTGGATATAAAAAATTACAAAAAGAGCTTGACATTCATATGGAAAATTTTGTAAATTTAAGTATGGAAATTGGGGAAAATACAACCATTTCCGAACAAAAGATTAAAAAAGTTATAGGTATTTATGGTGGACGATTTCAACCGTTTGGGCCTCACCATAAAAAAACTTATGAGTGGTTAAAATCTCAAGTGGATGAAGCTTATATCACAACAAGTGATATCAAGAAACCACCAAGACACCCAATGAACTTTAAAGAAAAAGTTCGTCATATGGCAAAAATGGGTATTCCATCTAATCGAATTGTTAAGGAAAAAACACCTTATGTTGCAAATAATACTTTGAAAAAGTATGATTCTGAAACTACAGCAGTAGTGTATATTTTTGGTAAGAAAGATGCAGGTAGATTAAAAGGTGGAACAAAAAAGGGTGGTGGTAAAACTTACTATCAAGATTTTAAAAGAAATAAAAACAATCTTCAAGGTTATTCAGAACACGGATATATTCTTACAGCACCACACCAATCTATTAAAGTTGGTGGTAAAGAAGTGAGTGGAACCGTAATGAGACAATTACTTGGTTCACCTGATTTTGAAAAAAATAGAGAAACATTATTTAAAAAGGCCTTTGGATACTACGATAAGGGTGTGTTTAAAATGATGAATAACAAATTTAAAAAGTTATTTGAACTATTTGATAAGTTTCTTATAGAGGGTTCTTCAATGGGTAGTATTCCTATTGATGATGGGCCACCTACATATTACGATGGATTTGAGGATTATCAACGAGAAACAAAAAAATGGATTGATAGAATATACAAAAGAGATAGAGAACAAGGATTGGGTTGGGAGTTAGTTAATTACATTTTAAGAGATAGTGCAATTGACCCTGGTTTAGATTACACCACAAGATTGGATAAAGTACCTACGGTTGCATATGGTAGAAGAGGTGCAGGACCATATGGTGAAAGATTCCCAAGTGAAGACCCGGTAAAAGCATATAAAAAGTGGATAGAAAAAGTTGTTAGTGGTTTAGATTTTGAAATATTAAAATGGATGGGATTAACACCAGATGAAAAAAATGTTACTGGTGTACCTGTTGAAGCACCTGCATTACCAGGTGTACAAACACAAGACCAAAACACACAAAGAGCTGTTGAACTTGATTTAACACCTGCAGAAGAAGAGATGGGTGATAAAATCAAACAGATGAAAGAAAGTTTTATGAAAGATGTAGACTTATTAATAGAGGGTGGAGCTTATGGACATATGAGTCATCCATTTGATGATAATAATCTTACATTTTCAGACTTAAAGATGATAGTTATTAATGGATTGGGAGGAAAGTTAGATAGAGAAGATGGTGTTACAGAGAAACTTGATGGACAAAATCTAATGGTAAGTTGGATTGATGGGAAATTAAGAGCAGCTCGTAATAAAGGACACCTAAAGAATTTTGGTAAAACATCACCAACCACTGCTGGTATAGCAAGTATGTTTTCCGGTAGAGGTGAGATTAAAAAGGCATTTGTAGGTGCTATGAAAGATTTAGAAAAATCAATTGGTTCATTATCAGATAAACAAAAAGAAAAAATATTTGATAATGGTAAGAAATGGATGAATTTAGAGGTTATGTATCCAGCAACTTCAAATGTAGTAGATTATGATGTGGCAGAAATAGTGTTTCACGGAACATTAGAGTATGATGAAAGTGGTAGACCAGTTGGTCAACCTAAAGATAGTGCTCGTATGTTGGCAGGTATGATTAAACAAACAAATAACCATATACAAAAAATGTTTAAGATTGGTAAACCAAACTTCTTAAAGGTTCCAAAGGTACAAGATTTTGGTAAAAAGAAAAGTATGTATTTAGGAAAAATAAAGAAACTACAATCACAATATGCATTAAGTGATAAAGATACTTTAGGTATGTACCACGAATCATATTGGAGAGAGTATATTTTTAATGCTAGTAAACAATTTGAAGTAAAATTAAAACCTGCACAATTTGCTAAGTTAGTAAAGAGATGGGCATACTTTGATAAAGGATACAAGATAGCAAATATTAAAAAAGATTATAAAGAAAATCCAAAGTTCTTAGAATGGATATTAAAAACAGATAAACTTGACCATAATAAAATGTTCAAACAGAACATTAAACCATTTGAGATTTTATTCTTTCAAGTGGGTACAGAAATACTTAAAAATATAAGTGGGTATATGGCAGTTAATCCCGATAAGACTATTCAAAAAATGAGAAAAGAAATGATTAGTGCAATGAAAGATTTACAAAAACCTGATAATATAGAAAAATTAAAAAAACTAAAAACACAAATTGAAAAACTACAGAAGATTGGTGGTTTAGATGCAATAGTACCAAGTGAAGGTATAGTATTTAAATACAAAGGTAAAGTATATAAGTTTACTGGTGCATTTGCTCCAATCAATCAAATACTTGGTAGTATAAAATTTGGATAGGAGTTACAATGGCAAATTATAGTAAAGATATGGAAAGACAAAACAAGGCATTAAAAGATTTAATGTCTGGTAAAGAGCATGTCAAAGATTATGTACAAGTAGGATACGAGGGTAAACAAGAAAATAAAGGTGGAGAAACCCGTAAATCAGATTTAACTGATATTATGGCATCAGTAAGAATGCCTTGGTTCTGTCCAACTTGTAAAAAAGCAATGAAGAAAACACTCGATGATAAGTTTTGGAGAATGTTTGGACATTGTATGGATTGTCAAATTGACTTTGAAACAAAGTTAAGGTATGAGGGTAAATTTGAAGAATATGCACAAAGAAAGATGTTAGAGAATAGAAAATCATATCTTAAAGATATGAAGCAAAGTATTGTTGAATTTGAAGAAACAGGTGGTAAAGCAGAATGGCTAAATCAAGTAGGTGTAAACACACCAGAACTTGAAAAGGAAAAGTGGGAAATGGGTGAGGAACAATTCAAACAAATTGTGGATGAAGCAAAAGAACACTTAAATAAACTTGAAGAGGCTATAAATGAGGAAGAGAAACTACTTGATACTGCCTGAATCGGTAGTACTTGATATAATGAATTTAGTTTCACGATTAGGTGAAACAGCAATAGATTATCATAATCGACAAGGAACATCAGAAACTAAAAGTAATATAATGGTGTACACGAGGATTATGGAAAAATTGATGGATTTAGAAGAACACGATATAGATTATGAAGTAGGTATATCGTTTGAAGAATTGTTAAAACAATGTGGAATTAGAAAACCAACAAGGAGAAAATAAAATGGGTGGAATTATTCAATTTATAATGAATCTATTTTTTGGTGGAAAGAAAAAAGAAGAAATCAAAAAATTAGATACAGCAATTAAATCAAAAAACGAAGAGGTTAAAGACCTTGAGAAGAAAGTTGAAAAACTTGAATCTAAAAAAAGAGTAAACAAAAAAGAAGTTGCTTCTCTTAAGAGAAAGGTAACTACTACCAAAAAACAAATTTTAAAGGCCGAAGAAGCAGTTAAAACAGATGATGTTGATGAAGCAGTAAAATTTTTGAAGAAATTTAGCAAGTAGAGTATATTTATATATATGAGATATTTTATTTACATATTATTTCTTGGTTTGTTGTTTGGACAAGATTCAAAAACTTTCACCTTTACAGAGGAAGAAGTTCTTGGGTTCACTAACAAAATCAAAGAATTAGAGTTAAAAGATAGTTTGAATGTATCTTTAGTGGTGGATTTAGAAAAACAAATCCAATTATTAGAAGATAATTCAAAATCTGATTCATTGATTATTGATTTTAGAACACAACAACTTCAATTACAAAAAGAAACTATTAATCTGTATAAGGAGAAAGTGAAGGTAGTAAAACCAAAATGGCATGAAAACAAGTGGTTATGGTTTGTTTATGGTGTTGGGGCTACAGCTATTTCAGTTAATCTTGCAGGACAAATAAACTAATGGCAGAACAATTTAAAGATGCAATAAAACAAGAGTATATCAAATGTGCTAAAGACCCTGCATACTTTTTATCAAAGTATTGTGTGATTCAACATCCAATACAGGGAAAAATACCATTTGATTTGTACGAATTTCAAAGGAATACCGTAAAGGAATTTGAATCTAGTCGTATGAACATCATATTGAAAGCTCGTCAGTTAGGTATCAGTACTTTAACTGCGGGTTATTCATTGTGGATGATGACCTTTCATCAAGATAAAAATATTTTGGTAATTGCAACAAAACAAGATGTGGCAAAAAACTTGGTAACAAAAGTTCGTGTTATGCACGCAAACTTACCAAGTTGGTTAAAACAAAGATGTGTTGAGGATAATAAATTAAATCTTCGATATGTCAATGGTTCACAGATTAAAGCAGTATCAAGTGGACCTGAAGCAGCTCGTTCAGAAGCTCTATCATTATTGATATTAGATGAGGCAGCATTTATTGATAAGATTGACCAAATATGGACTGCGGCACAAAGTACTTTAACCACTGGTGGACAATGTATTGCACTATCAACACCTAATGGTGTGGGTAATTGGTTTCACAAAACTTGGGTAGAGGCTGAAGAAGGTCGTGGTATGTTTAACTTTATCAAACTTCATTGGACTGTACATCCTGATAGAGATGAGACTTGGAGAGAAGACCAAGATAAATTGTTAGGTGTACAAGGTGCTGCACAAGAATGTGATTGTGATTTTGTTACTTCTGGTACTTCTGTTATTGATGGTACTATATTAGAAGAATGTAGAGAAAAATATGTACAAGACCCAATTGAAAAAAGAGGAATTGATAATAATTGTTGGATTTGGGAACCACCAGATTATACAAAGAATTATGTAGTATGTGCGGATGTAGGTAGAGGAGATTCAGCAGATTATTCTGCTTTTCATGTAATTGATATTGAAAAGGTAGAACAAGTTGCAGAGTACAAGGGTAGAGTACCTACTAAAGATTTTGGTAATATGTTAGTGAGTATTTCAACAGAATATAATGATGCTTTACTAATTATAGAAAACAATAATATTGGTTGGGCAACAATCCAACAAGTGATAGATAGGGATTATCCTAATCTATTTTATACAAGTAAAGATTTACAATATATTGATATTGCACACCAAATGTCAAATCGATATAGAGCTCAAGAAAAAAATATGGTGGCTGGATTTACCACATCAATGAAAACCAGACCATTAATTATTGCAAAACTTGAGGAATATTTTAGGGATGAAAGTGTAGTGATTCGTAGTAATCGTTTGATTGATGAATTATTTACTTTTATCTACAATAACAATAGAGCTGAAGCAATGGTAGGATACAATGATGATTTGGTTATGTCATTTGCTATCGGTTTATGGGTTCGTGATACTGCATTAAGATTACGAACTGAGGGAATTGAATTAACAAAAAAGACTTTAAATAGAATGCAAGATATTGACGGTCTTTACACTCCAGAAGAAAGTACAAATGAAAATTGGGAGTGGGAAGTAAACAAGAAAAAAGAGTCTTTAGAATGGCTCTTATAACAAAGAGGTAAAAAATGGCAGATACATCATTATACGCTAGACTGAGGAGATTATTTAGTACAAATGTAATCGTTCGTAATGTTGGTGGTAAGAAATTAAAAGTTGCAGATACTGAACAAATACAGGCAATGACTAAATCACACTTAGTAGATAGATATTCTAAACTACATAGTGGATTGGATTTGGTTAATAGTGGATATTCCACATATGCACAATTGCAAGCAGCAAGATTAGGATTGTTCAAAGACTATGAAAGTATGGATAGTGATAGTATTATTGCATCTGCACTTGATATATATGCTGATGAATGTACGATGAAAAATCCATATGGTGAAGTATTAAACATCGTAACGGATAATAATAACATCAAAGAAATTCTACATAATTTATTTTATGATATATTGAATATTGAATTTAATTTATGGCCTTGGACAAGAAACCTTGTTAAATATGGTGATTTCTTTTTATACTTAGATGTAGAGGATAAGTATGGTATTACTAATGTTGTACCAGTTTCATCTTATGAATTACTTCGTATAGAGGGAGAAGACCCTGAAAATCCTTATTATACTAAATTCAGAATGGAAGCTACACAAACAACACATCCTTATTTTGCTCGCTCAACAACAGGTAAAAAGATAGAATTTGAGAACTTTCAAATTGCACACTTTAGATTAGCAAGTGATAGTAATTTATTACCTTATGGTAAATCTATTTTAGAAAGTGCTCGTAAAGTATGGAAACAAGTTACATTGATGGAAGATGCTATGTTAATCCATAGAATCATGAGAGCACCAGAAAAGAGAATCTTCAAGATTGATATTGGTAATATACCACCAAACGAGGTTGATAACTATATGCAAAGAATTATCAACAAAATGAAGAAAACACCATTCATAGATAATGATACTGGTGATTATAACTTGAAGTTTAACATACAGAACTTAACAGAAGATTTCTTCTTACCAGTTCGTGGTGGAGATAGTGGAACACAAATCGAATCACTACCTGGTATGACTTATGAAACTACAGAAGATATTGAATATCTAAAAAATAGAATGTTGGCAGCACTTCATGTACCAAAAGCGTTCTTAGGATATGAAGAGGGATTAGGTTCAAAAGCAACATTAGCAGCAGAGGATGTTAGATTTGCTCGTACTATTGAAAGAGTTCAACGAATTCTTGTTAGTGAGTTAACTAAGATTGCTGTTGTACATTTATACTCACAAGGATATACAGACGCAGAATTAACAAATTTTGAATTAGAGTTAACTAATCCATCTACAATCTATGAACAAGAAAAGATAGAATTGTGGAGTAACAAAATAAATCTTGCTCGTGATATGAAAGAAAATCAAATGATGAGTAGTGAATGGATTTATAAAAATTTATTTAATTTCTCTGATGACCAAATCAAAGAAATGGATACACAAATTGTACATGACCAAAAAACCAAATTTAGATTTGAACAAATATCTGTAGAGGGTAATGACCCAGCAGATACAGGTGAATCAGTTGGAACACCAAGTGATATGCAATCATCAAATGATGATTACGGATTTGACCAAGAATCTAAATCAGGCTCTATATTCCGAGATAAAGGTGGAGCTCCAGAGGGTGGATTTGATGGTGCAGGAAGACCTAAAGAAGTACCTCATCATGGTAAAGATGGAAGTGCTCGTGGTAGAGACCCATTGGGTAGAACAGGTGTTCCTTTAGCTTTAGCACATTATGATGCATTAAAGAAATCATTTGGTAAAAAGGCAAAAGAGATTTTAAAAGAGACAATCGATAGTGAAGAAATAAATGAAGAATATAAAGATTTTAAGGAAGATAAATAACGATTTCTTGAAAGTTTTATATTTATTTATGTACAAAAAAACTATCAAAATAAATGGAGTGTTTGATGAAATACAACAAAAAACACAGTAAGATTAAGAATACAGGTATTCTTTTTGAATTACTAACTCGACAAATTACAGTTGATGTAATGAATGGTGTTGATAATAGTAAAGCTGTGAACATATTAAAAGAAAATTTTAGTTCTACTACACAATTGGGAAGAGAGTACGAACTATATAAAATTTTAACTGAAAAAAAATACAAAAATACTGAACAAGCAAATATTTTACTTGAAGCAGTAATTAAAAATCGTAGAAAACTATCAAATCGTAAGTTAAAAAATGAAAAATTTAATTTAATTAAAACAATTAAAGAAAATTATGATACAAATGATTTCTTTAATACAAGAATTCCTGAATATAAACTACTAGCTTCAATTTATAATGTTTTTGAGGGTGAATCTACTAAAGAAAACATTGGACCAGTTGAAGAAACTGATAGTAAAGTAACTATTGTAGAAAATATTACCAAATCTAAACACTCCAAGAAAAAATCTGGTAATAATGTTAGTGAATCTTTACAAAATGAAGATAAAGATTTAAGATTACTTACATATCAATTATTAGTAGATAAATTCAATGAAAAATATAGCACATTGAACGAAAATCAAAGAAATTTGTTGAGAGAATATATCAACAACATATCAAACACTAACTCTTTGAGAGAATTCATAGATGCTGAAGTTATAAAAATCAAAAAAGTACTTAAAAATCACTTAAATAAAGTTGATGATAAGATTACAAAGATAAAATTAACAGAAGCTATCAATCATACTGATACTGCAACAAGCGGAAAAGTTGTGAAAGACCAACATGTCATATCATTGATGAGATACTATGAATTAGTTAAGGAGTTAGAAAATGTCCACGAAGATAAGTAAAAAACGATTTATAGAAATACTAAAGAAGTTAATTCGACAAGAAATCGCTGAAGTATCCACGACAGGAACAGCTGGAACTTATCCAGGTGGACCAGGACATTACTATACACCACACGCATTCTCAAGTGGTTCAGTTGGAAGTAAAAATCCAGAAGTGGGTGGATATAAAAAAGTTAATGAGGTGAAATTTGCCGTAACTATTGATATGGGTAAATTAGGTCAAGGTAAAGTTCTTGTAGATGCAGGTTCAAAGGGTATGGCAAAAACAATGGTTGCTAAAAAATTAAAACAAGGTTTAAAGGGAGTTATAAGTGTATCTCGTGTACAACCATCACTTGGTAAACAAGTAGATAGAAAGATTGAGAATGTAAACGAAGTTACTAAACAAGAAGTCAATGCATTAAGAAATCTTGTAAAGGGTATTGGTAATCTAAAAAAAGACTTTTCAAAAGCAGCTTATATTGGTGATAAAGAACTTAGAAAAAAAGATTACAATAAACATTATGAAACACTTCTGAAAGCTGAAAAAGCAATGGTAGAACTTATGCAAATTTTTAAAAACAAACAAATGTTAGGTGAAGGTCGTTATCACGAGTGGAGAAATGACGAATCACTAACACCAAGACAAAAGATTGGTCATAGTATTCGTGAAGTTCGTCATTCTTTAAGTGAGTTAGATAGTGTGGTAAAGATGGCCGTTAAATTAAAAACAGAATTAAATATGGATTCAAGAAGTTATTGGAAGAACACTCATAAAGCCCTAACTAAGATTTCAGAAAGATTAGTTAAGATGGCTAATAAAGTAGGGAACTTAAAATGAAATTAAAAAATTTAATAAACGAAAATTTATGGAATGAAAGAAAGTTTGGTGAACCATTACCAACACTAGCCGACACTACCAAAGCATACAAGTTAAGAAAAGAAGAAGATGGTAAAGAACAACATCTTGATGATAAAGAAAAAGAAAAAGCTAAAAAACTTGGTTTGGTTTGGAAAGGTAAAGGATATGGTAAAAAAGATGCTGACCATATCTCACATAAAAATGTTGATGGTAAATTAACAAAAGTTGATGATGGTGAAAAACAAGACCCTAAATCTAAAGGATTGAGTGGTAGTGATTTCGATAGAGAACTACCATCAGATGGTCCAAATCCAACAAGTAAAGATAAACCTTTAGTTAAAAAAGGTGAACCAGTAAAACTTAATGATGATGCTCAAGACACAATCGATGGTATGGATTGGGATAAGTATAGTGAAAATATTCCAGTAAGTTATTTTACCAGCAAATTTAGTAATAATACAGAGGAATGGAACTCTCAAGTAAATCGTGTGTATGATGAAATGTATGGACAAATTCCACAAGAAGATTTAGATAAACTTGAAGATGCCCTTATAAGAGATGAGGATGAGTATGATTATGATTTATCAGAAGTTCCTGAAGAAGAAATGAAAGAAAAATCAAAAATACTTAAGGATTTTCATATAAAATACTCAACATCTGGAAACAAAAAATCAGCAAGTATAGATAAAGTTCGAACAGCTAAAGAGTTGAATGATTCAGAACAAATAAAAAAAGACCCAATGGGAACAGCCGAAAAACTGGATGACTTACTTCGAGATGTTTCAAATGAATTAGAAGATATCGAACAAGCCGATGACCAATATGCTATCGTTAATGATGAGTTTGGCTTAGAATTAAGTCGACTTCACGATGATATAGAATTTGGAGATGATGAAGAAAAAGAAGATGCTATAAAAGGTTTAAAAGATTTAACATCTGATGTAGAAAAATTTATGAATGTTAATTATAGTACACTAACAGGAATTGCAAAACCAAAAAAAGGTCAAAAGATTAGAGGGCCAGTAAGTATGGTTGGATATAGAACTGGTAGAAATAGAAGTGGTGGTATGTATGATAATGTTAATCCAAGTAATAAGTATTTAGTTGAAAGTGTTAATATATTTAACAGAGAATTTGGACAACCACTACCAACATTAAATGATGTGATGAAAGCACATCAAGGTAATATTCAAGAATCTCGTGAAGATGTTGAAAAGGCTAAAAAAGAATTAAGAATGTTTGCAAAAGAAGAGGGTATATTAAGAAAAAGAGTATTAAAATTAGAAGGTATGATGAAAAATGACTCTGAAAACAAAGATTTAGCAAAACAAATTAAAAAATCCTACAAAGATAATGTAACTAAATTCATGAGAGAAGCTGTAGGATTGGTGAAAAGGATGAAATAATGAAAAACTTAATTGTAGATTATATACCATTTGAAATAACACCGACTCAAATAAATGAGGCGATGAAAGAAAACAACGGAAAGTTAGTTGTTAAAGGTGTATTACAAAGAGCAGATGCAAAAAACCAAAATGGAAGAGTATATCCAATGGATATTCTAACCAGAGAAGCAAAAAATTATTCACAAAATTTTATTTCTCAAAAAAGAGCACTTGGTGAATTAGACCACCCAGATAGTTCAGTTGTTAATTTACAAAATGTATCTCACAATATTACAGAAATGCACTTTGAAGGTGATAATTTATTAGGAACAGTTGAAATCCTAACCACACCAAGTGGTAATATTTTAAGAGAACTATTTAAAAATGGTATCAAGTTAGGTATCAGTTCTCGTGGTATGGGTTCAGTAGAACAAGTTACTGAATCAGATGGCCAACAAGCATTAAAAGTAGGAGATGACTTTGAATTAATCGCTTTTGATTTTGTAAGTAATCCTTCTACACATGGAGCGTTTATGCATCCTTTACAAGAGGGAGTAAATAAAACACAAACACAAGGTAGAACTTGTGGTGTTTATTGTAAAGCAGAAGATTTGATTAATAAAATCATAAGAGGAGAATAATATGGCTTTAGCTGATAGAAAACCAAACACACCATTTCAAAAAAGTGGTAATGATGAGTTAGGTGGAGAAACAGGTTTAGAAAATTTAAAACCAAAAAATCCATTTGTTAAAAGTGGTAATGATGAATTGGCTAGTGATAGTGGTTTAGAAAACTACAAATCACCATTTGTTAAAAGTGGTAATGATTCTTTAGGTGGTAATAGTGGTATAGAAAATTTTAAAATTCCAGCAGCAGGTAGAATAAATAAAGGTTGGAATGGTGATGGACTTGCAGATTAATGCCATCCAAATCTAAAGCACAACAAAGATTTATGGGATTGGTTCACGCTTATAATAAGGGTGATGTAAAAGGTTCCGAAGTATCTAAGACAGTAAAGGATGTTGCTAAGGATATGAAAAAGAAAGATGTAAAAGATTTTGCATCTACAACACATAAAGGGAAACCAGAAAAAGTGAAAAAAGAAGCTATAGATAAACTAAAAGAAATGATTCGTATGGAACTTGAGGGTTGTGGATATGTTATGTCTGCTAAAAACCCTAATTATAAATTAAAATCACCTGGTGGAACTGGTGAAGAAGATAGAAGATTAAAAAAGGAAAATGTACTTAACGAAATGGATTACAGAGGATTCGTTAAATACATGAATGATTTCTATGGGCCTAAAGGAGTTTATCCTGATAAAAAGAAAAGAACTTTGAAGATGAAAGATATTGGGATGGCATATTCAGTATTATTAAAGAAGAAACCAGATTTTGAAATCGGATATGATTCTACTGATAGAGAGATGTTAAGAGATATTTTAATCAAGTTAAGAAAACTTGACCCTGATTATTCACAGAAAGAATCAATAGATGAATCTAAAAAAGTAAATGAAAAACTTTCAGTTGACCCGAGAAAAGTATATGGTGGAACTGGTGCTAAACAAGGAATGAGATTAACTGCACAAAAAGGATTAAAAAAGATTTTAGATTTATCTAAAAAGAATCCTTCAAATGTATTTTTGGTTAGTGATGATAACTATACTAATTTTGGTCCATATTATGTAAAAAATGGTAAAGTTGCAAAATATACCGTCGCCAATCCAAACTATGATTTACAAAAAAACAAAGTAAGAAGTTTAAAAGTTCCATCAGATGTTATTTTGAAATTCACAATAAACGAATCAATAAATGAAGGTAAGGGTGTAGAAAAAGTTTTAAAAATGGCAAATGACCATTCATTTGGAAAACTCGGTGGTAGAACCGTAGACGCTTTAAGTGCAGGTTTATTTAAAGGAGTGTATGATAAAGCAAGTGATAAAAATAAAGAAAAAATTAACAAAATGAACGAAAAACAATTATATGTATTTATGACTAAATTGTGGAGTAAGTTCGGTAGACAGGTGAAATTAACATGATAAAATTAAAAACATTATTGATGGAAGCTGATGCTCCAAAGTTAAAAGATTCTGAAAAAGAAAAAGCCAGAAAACTTGGTTTGGTTTGGAAAGGTAAAGGATATGGTAAAAAAGATGATGACCATATTTCTTTTAAAGCCGATAAAAGTGGTAAACTTGTAAAGGTTGATAAAGATGGTGAAAAAGAAAAACCTAAAGGTACAGGATTTACTTCAAAAGATTTCGATAGAGATAATGATGGTATGGAAGATAAACCTAAATCACTTTCATCACAAGTTTCTGATGAAAATAAAGATGAATTTATGGATGTTGTTTCTAACATAGATTCTAATTCAGGATTAGATACGATTAATGCTAGACAATTAGATAAATCTAAGGGGGATAGTGGAACATTTTATAATAATATCACTCTTCCAGCATTAAAGCAAAAGTTTCCTGGTGGTGGAGATGAGTTTTACGAAGGTATAAGTAGTGGTGTTGATAGTGCGATAGAATCACTTGAATATATTGAAGATAAAAAACTTAAGAAACAATTAGAAAATGAACTCTATCAAATTTCCAATGATATGGAAGAAGAACTCGGTGAGGATTATGAAGCCGCAGTTGATGGAGTTGGTAAACTACCTTATAAAAAAATGTTACCTTATTTAGAGAAATTAGACAAATTTAAGAAAGAATATTTTTCTGATGTATCAGAATCTAAAAAGGAGACAAGAGAAGGTATGATAAAATTAAAAGATGTACTAAGAGAATCAAAAGTATCTTATTTAGTAGAGGCATTACAAAGTAAATTATTAAGAAAATTCACCAATAGACAAAATTTCAAATTAGATAGTGATTTCTATGGGTGGTTGGCTAAATTAGGTGTAAGAGCAAATAAAGTAACGGATGATATGATTGAAAAAACTGCAAAACTATCTGGTAAAGGTATTGTGATTGCAGTAACTGGTAAAAAAGTAAGTTTACCAGCTAAAGGAAAATCTTATTGGAGAAGTGATTTAGAAGTTGATAAAGGTGTTGTCTTGAGTGTTTTCAAAGATGGTAAGGCAGTTTGGTGGACAAAATCTTGGAGAGAATCTGAAAAGAATAGAAAAAAAGATATAAATGTTGCAGATACAAAAGGATATGGGTTCTCAACATCTGAAAATCGTACCTTTGGTTTAAATCAATTTGGATATCAAAACGCAGCATCAGTAAAGAAAATTAACGGAGTTGAATTTTACAAAATATCACTTGAGGAAAACATGCCATATATGGGTGGTAAAGAAGTTAGAAAATTAAGGTCAGATATACAAGTTGGTTCTTGGAAATGGAGAGATGATGAATCTTTCAAAAGACAAAATAAAGATAAATACGAAGACTCTATTAGGTCAATGTATGATGACCCAGAAAAAGTTAAAGCAAAAATTAAAAAAGCAAAAGATTATACTGATAAATTAATTACAGGTTTGATTGGTGGTAAACCAAATGCAGATGCTAAAAAATTACTAAAAGGTTTAGGTAATACTCGAGCACCTGAAATGCAAGCAATGGAATTGATGAGAAATATAACTGATGCAATGGATAGATTATATGATAAGGTTACTTATTATAATAATGCAGTTCAAGATGATATTGATTATGAAAAGAGAAATCCTGAACATCCTAAATCCTATAGAAATTCACCAAAATATGGTAAAGAAGTTGCTGAAATAGTCAATTTAATACTTAAAAACAAATTCAGAGGATATTATTAATGATTAAGTTAAAAGATTTACTAAAAGAAGAAGAGTGTCATTGTGGGGATTCATGTTGTTCCACTAAAGAATCAGTAAATGAAGAGGTGATACAAGAAATGAGAGTATCTGCTGATTTAGGTAAAATTGATAAAATGTATGGTGGTGATGGGCCAAGGAGTACAACAAGTAAAACTCCAGTTACACCAAAGGCATATAATATGTTGAGTAAGGATGTAAAAGTTTTGAAAATGGCAGTAAAACAATTAGAGAATGCTGTAAGAAAACAAAACGATGTAGAACTAAAAGATGATATCGTATACTTAGTATTAAAAGCACATGAAGCATTGGAGGATATGCAAAAATGATTAAATTAAAAAATATACTTCAAGAGAAAAAAGATTTAGATAATAAACAAATTGATTATCTTGAAAAATTAACTGATAGAAATGAACATACTTTAGCTAGAAAACATCTTGCTAAGTTAATTGGTAATAAAAAGTTAGTACAGATGTATGAACATATTTTTGAATTACACTTATACTTCAGAGATATTAATGATTTAAAATCAGCTCGTGAAAGATTAGATAAAGAATTATTTAGATTAGCTGATAGAAAGTTTGGTAATTTTAAAGATGTATATAATAGGGGGTTCTAATGAGTAGTATGACACATAAAATGTGGAATCAATGGAAAGATTTTAGATTAAATGAGGGAGACCATGAAGGTGATATGGCCAAATCACAATTAGAAAGATGTATGAAACTTTCTAAAATGATTTACCAAAAAATTGAAAATGGTGATTCTGATGGAGATGGTAAAGTTCAATTACCAGCTTGGTTACAATCAGAATTGACTATTGCATTAGAAAGTTTACAAGGTGTTCACACTTATCTTGATGGTAAAGATGGTTTAAAAGAAGTAGATAGTGGTGGAACATATGTACCAGGTTCATTAAAGGGTAAAGGAGTGAATAGTTTTCCAATGTTGAAATATTCATCACCAGAGGCCAAACAATTTGTTGAACAAGATATAAAACAAATGGGTAAGTTTTTTAATAAAGCATCAGCACAAACTATCAAAGTAATGATGGATGGTGTAAAAAATAATAAGTATGATGCTATGGATTTAATTCGTGGTATTAAAACAGGTCCAACAGGAGACACAAGTGTAGGTGTTAGAGATATGATTGGTGTGTTATGGACAAAAGTAGATAAAAGATTTCGTAGTTATTTGCGTGGTAAAAAACGAAGATAATGATATTTATTAGAGTATAAGGAGATACAAAATGGCAAAATTAAAAGATTTAATAAAAGAAAACTTTTCAGTAGTGGGTGGAGTTGTATCTACACCATCATTGAATCGTGGTACTTCATTAACAAGTATTGTTGAAGATATGTACGGAAAAAAAGAAGAAAAAGTTAGTGCACAACAAATTCAACAATCAATAAGAGAATTTACAAGTTTCAGTAAAGTATTACAGAAAGAAGAAAATCTTAAACAGATTGCAGAAAAATTATCAGTAATTGCAAATAACGCAAAATCTTACACTTTAAGTGAAACAGAAGATTGGTTTGATAAAGTTACTGTAAATCGTAATATGAAAGAATTAACAAACTTATCAAAATCATTTGGTAAAATTGCACAAGAATCACAACAATTACAACAAAGATTAGGTGGTTTATATGAAGATATGGGTCATGTTCTTGGTAGATATTTTGAAATTGAAGGTGATGCAGATAAATCTGATTTAGTTAAAATCGGTTTAGAAAATCCTGATGAAGATGATTTACCAAAAGGTAGTGAACTTGAAGAAGGTGATTACGAAGAATTCTTCCAATCCGCATTAAAGAAGTTTGGAGTTAAATCACCAGATGAATTAGGTGATGATGAAAAGAAAAAGAAGTTCTTCAATTATGTAGATAAAAACTACAAAGCAAAAGCAGAAGCTAAAATTTAAAACAAGTAGAGGTTCAATTGATTAAAGTAGAAGTCCGAAAAGGACAATCTGTAGAAAAGGCTATATCAATCTTTAAACGAAAAGTAAAAGATAGTGGTATATTAATGGAGTATCGTGATAGACAATTTTACGAAAAACCATCAGCAATCAAACGAGAAAAGAAAAATAAAGCCATTTTACGAAACAAATATAAAGTTCTAAAAGAAAAAGAACAAGATAATTAAAAAAATACTCACTTAGTGTGTATATTTTTTGGTTTTGTTATACTTATATATACAAAACTAAATACACTTTCGTACAATCCGTACATCATAAAGTGTAATCAATGAATAAAACTATATTATAGTTCCTAATAACTATACTGAATCCAATTAGGAGATTAAAATGGATGATTTACTAAAAGAAGCCATTGCAGATGCCAAAGCAGTTCGTGAAACAGCTTTAGCTAATGCAAAAATGGCACTTGAAGAAGCATTTACACCTAAATTGAAATCAATGTTAGCACAAAAAATCCAACAAGAAATTGAAGATGAAGGCGACGAAGATAAAGTTGACGAAATCGAAGATGAAAATATGGAAGATGAAGAAGACGGAGTGTCTGATTCAGAAGAAGATGCTATCGATTCTGCTGTAGATTCTCACGAAGATGACATGCATAAAGAAATCGAGGATGAAGAAGAAGATAAAGTATCTGAAATCGAAGATGAAGATATGGAAGACGAAGATTCACACGAAGACGAAATTGCATACGAAATTGAAGATGAGGATGAGGACAAAATTGGTGAAACATCACATGAAGATGAAGATGATGAACCAATGGAAGACCTTGACCTTGAATCTATTTTAGCTGAATTAGAAGATGAAGTCGAAGGCGATGAAGTTGAAGAAACATATGGCGATGAAGACGAAGATGATAAGAAAGTTGATGAAAACGATGTATCATCAGAAGTTGGAAAAGCTGATAACAAAGTAAACGACAAAGCTAATGATTCATCAGAAACAGGAGCACAAGGACCAGAAGGTGAAGGTAAAGACGAACCAGCTGGAAATGAACTTGATGACCACACAGTGGTTAAAGAGGGTGAAGAATCTGATGATGATAAAGATGACGTTGATGAAGATATCGATTTAGAAGAAGTATTAAAAGCATTATCTGAAGAAGAAGATGATGATGAAAAAGATACTAAAGATGAAATGATTAAACTTCAAGGTGAAATTAAAGAGCACAGAGATGTTGTAAAATATCTTCGTGAAAAATTAAACGAAGTTAATTTATTGAATGCTAAACTCTTATTCTCAAACAAACTATTTAGAGCGTTTGGACTAAGTAACGAACAAAAATTAAAAGTTGTTGAAACTTTTGATAGAACTAAAAACCTAAGAGAAATTAAATTAGTTTACTCTACACTTGCTGAATCTTTTCAGGGTGTTAATGTAAAACCAATTAAAGAATCTAAAGGTTCAAGTTCAAAACCAGTTGCTAGTACAAAACCTGCTAATGAAAAAGTTTTGACTGAGGGTAATGAATTACAAGCTAGATTCAAGAAATTAGCTAACATACTATAATTAGGAGACTAAAAATGAGTAAATTTAAATCAGTAGAATCTTTGATGGATGGATATAATCCACAAAGACAACTATTAGAACAAACTCGTAAGTTAGTCAAGAAATGGGAACCAACAGGCCTTTTAGAAGGAATGGACAAAGAACATGAAGTAAACGGAATGGCTGTACTTCTTGAAAATCAGGCTCGTCAATTAATTGATGAGGCTTCAAGAACAGGTACATCTGCAAACTCAGAAGAGTGGTCAGGTGTTGCACTTCCATTAGTTCGTAGAATCTTTGGTGAGTTGGCTGCACAGGAATTTGTTTCTGTTCAACCAATGAACTTACCTTCAGGTCTTATTTTCTATCTTGACTTCAAATACGGAACTGCTCAAACTTCACTTCAAACCGAAGATTCAGATGTATATGGTAATACATCAGGTTCTGGTGACGCAAGTGGTGGTTTATACGGAGCAGGTAAATTTGGATACTCTATCAATGACGTTTCTGTTTCAAGTATGACATTAGCATCTGCTACAAGTGCTACAGAATTCACAACAGGTTCTGTATCTTGGGAAGATGTTAATTTCGAACCAGACCTATCTGCATCAGCAGCATTAGGTTCAGAAGCAGACAATGGTCTTATGAAAATCACTGTTTCAAACGCAGCAATAGCTAACTTTGATACAGATGGTGTTAGAGCATTCACAGTATCAGGTAGTGGATTTGATGCTTTCTATCCAGCACATACATCTATAAATGCAGCTAAAACTGCAGTAACATTCTTCGTATTGAAGAATACAGCAGGTGTACCAAGTGGAGTTAAAGTACAATATCACAAAACTGCAGCTAACAATTACACTCGTGGTGATTTTGAAGCAACTGCAGCACAAGTTGATGCAAACCCTGAAACTGATATCGATATCCCAGAATTAGATATCGCACTAAAGAGTATTCCGATAATCGCGAAAACTCGTAAGTTAAAAGCAGTCTGGACTCCAGAACTTGCTCAAGACTTAAACGCATACCACTCAGTTGACGCTGAAGCTGAATTAACTGCATTACTATCTGAGTACATCTCAATGGAAATCGATTTAGAAATCCTTGATATGTTGTACGCAGGTGCTACTGCTAAAACAGAAAAATGGTCAGCAAGAGTTGGATATGAATATGATTCAGCAACTAACTTGTTCGCACAGTCAAGTGGTGAATCAAATGCATACACAAAAGGTACTTGGTTCCAAACTCTTGGAAACAAGATACAATCAGTATCTAACGCAATACACCAGAAAACTTTAAGAGGTGGAGCTAACTTCTTGGTCGTAAGTCCAGAAACAGCAACTATCATCGAGAGTATTCCTGGATATGCAGCAGACACAGATGGTGATTCAACTAACAACTCATTCGCAATGGGTGTACAAAAAGTAGGTGCTCTTAACAACAGATTTACTGTTTACAAGAACCCTTACGCATTGGATAACGTAATCTTAGCAGGTTTCAGAGGAAGTAACTTCCTTGAAACAGGTGCGGTTTATGCTCCATATGTACCGTTAATCATGACACCATTAGTATACGACCCTAAGAACTTCACTCCAAGAAAAGGTGTAATGACACGTTACGCTAAGAAAATGGTTAGAAGTGAATTCTATGGTAAAGTTATCGTAGCTGATGTAAACTATGTGTAAGTTTAAGTTAATTTTTTAACTTAAAAGTACGATAGGTACTTAAAGAAGGGGAATCATTTATTTGGTTCCCCTTTTTTGTTTTCTTGATATTTATTTATAAGATATATCTAAAATAGACTATTAATAGGAGAAATTTATGGCTCAAGAACCGATATGGCCAGGTAGTGGTTCAGATGCAAGTGGTTCAACACCATTTGGTTTTTATGATACAGATTCAGATTTTCAAAACGATGCTCCTAAATTTGCAACATGGTGTGCAAGAAGATTGGGGTATCCAATAACTGCAGTTGAATTACAAGATATTCAATTTTATGCATGTTTTGAAGAAAGTATTACAGAATACTCTGCTCAAGTTAATCAATTTAACATCAAAGATAACTTGTTAAGTTTAAAAGGACAATCAACAAGTTCTAACTTAACACATAAAAGATTATCACACACAATGGGTGAACAAATTTTCATATCAGAAACATATGGAAGTGAAGCAGGTGCTGGTGGTGTAGGTGGACAAGTTGAAGTTCATAAAGACCATATTACACTTGTAAGTGGTTCACAAGATTATGATTTAAATACATTGATTGCAGATGTTAGTGGGAGTGGTGCAATTGAAGTAAAACGAGTATTTTATGAAAGTAATCCTGCAATTTCAAGATACTTTGACCCATATGCAGGTACAGGACAACAAACTAACAATATGTTAGATGCATTTGGATTCGGTGGTTCATCACCAGCAATTACATTTGTATTACAACCTGTTTACGCTGATTTATTAAGGGTTCAAGCAATTGAATTTAATGACCAAGTTAGGAAATCTGCATATACTTTTGAACTTAGAAATAACAAATTAAGAATATTTCCAACATATACTAAAGATGAGCCTGGTAAACTATGGATTGAGTGGGTAAAAGTAAGTGATAGAGATAATGCGTTAAGAACTCGTTATAGTGGTTCTGCAGATACAATATCAGATATCAGTAATGCTCCATATGATAATATGAAATACCAAAGTATCAATGATGTGGGTAAACAATGGATTCGTAAGTATGGATTATCATTATCAAAAGAGTTATTAGGTATGGTTCGTAGTAAATACGGAACTATTCCTATTCCTAACTCTGAAGTTTCACTTGATGGTGATACTTTAAGAGCAGAAGCAACTGCTGAAAAAGACCAGTTAATAGAACAATTAAGAGAAATGTTAGACCAAACAAGTAATAGGGCACTTATGGAAGCAGATAGGGAATCTGCGGATAACTTACAAGAGAAGTTAAAGAAGGTGCCGTATCCAATGTATATAGGATAAAATTATGGCAAGTAGATATTGGCCAACAAGAGATACAAACTTAGCCAAAAGATTTAACGATGAACTCGTTGGTAATCTTAAGGATGGTACCTGTGGTATCATTGGGCAAGAAGTAATTCTTTACAGAGTTTCAACATATGATACTAAACCAAATATGTATGGTGAAGCTGGAGAGAGTGGTAAAGTTTATGAAGCTGGAGTAAAGTTAAGTTGTATTCTTGATGCAGGAGATTTTGATTGGGAAACAACTGAATTTGGACCAGATTCAAATCAAGAAGTTTCATTCTCATTTCAAAGGGATATGTTGATTGATGTAAATTTTAGACCTGATATCGGTGATATTGTGAGTTGGAATTATGGTTATTTTGAAATCGTTGGAACAAATGAAAACCAATTAGTTGCAGGTGATTATAATAAAAATTGGACTATAACTTGTACAGGTAGATTAACAAGAATTACATCATTAAACATTGAGAGAACAAGGGCATTTTAATGGCAAAAAGAAGTAAACCATTATCAAGAAAAATACGAAGAGACCTAAATTCAATATCATTAAA